GTAACCGCTGCTGTAGTAGTGTCAGTACCATTCTTTTCTATATGAAAATCTAGGTTTGTGTCACCATCGTCTTTCATAAAGTAAACACCATCCGAAACAGCAAGAGGTGTTGTATCGGTTATTTGTAAACCTATAACAACATCAGATTGTGTTGCATCACTCACTTTGAACCTGGCATTAAAAAAAGCTCTTTTACTGCTGCTTAGTTTGAATGATTCACCTTTTAACTGTAAAAAGTCTAAATCGTTATCAGCATCATCATTTGTAATTAATAAAGCTCCACCCGCTTGTGATGTAAGAGCTTCACTAGCATTACCCGAACCAGCTTCAGTTGTAGTGATTGTCCAATCGCCAGAATTGTAAGTCATAAAATCATTTGAGTATTGATAAAACAACGAACTGGACGGGTTTACCAAGAACATAGGAAGATCCTTCTTATGTTTGGTGGACTCGCTGTTACCAGCGTTAAGTATTAAGTTTTGGAAATGTGGATTAGCCATCTTGAACTCCTTATATTTGTATTAATGGAAACCGTAAACGGCCCTCATCAAGCTAATTAATTTTAAACCAATTTTAGTTTACACCTGAAATATGAATGTCGCAAGAAAAAGGGAGCCGAGGCTCCCTTTCTTAATTGTAGTTGAGTTATAAACGCTACAATCAATCGTTCATTAAGCTCCTTGAGAACCGAAAACGGCTCTGAAGTTAGAATATCCGAATGAATATCTTTCTCTAGCTTTGTATCTCATGTTTCCAGTATCGAAATCACCTTCTAATGCAGTTTGCATTGGAGATCTTTCAAAATACTTAAATCCATCAGGACAGTCTGTTTTCAAGAAGAAAGCATCTGTATCTGTTAGATAATGATTTACAACATAGCCATCAGGAATCATTCCCTGATTTCTAATAGAGTTTATGTCGTTGTCAGAAGTACCAACTCTTCCAGGAGTTTGTAATAGTCTGTCAGCAACAAACTGCAACTGAGGTGGAACAATTAATTTCATTCCTCTTAGTGCAATATTAAGACCTCTATCATCAGTAAATGTAGAGATACTAATTAATGCATCTTCAAGAGAAGTTTCATTAAGGTCCGCCATAGTTGTAGCTCTATTGGCTAGAGTACCACCACCACCTAGCGGGTGATCTGTAGCAATTAATACTTTGCCATCTCCGCCTGTTGTAGAGAACGCATTGTTCAATACAGCAGCAGCTTTGATTTGCTTTGTATTAGCCATAGATCTAGCTAGTGCTTTAGTGTATCTAGCACCAAGACGATCATACAGATTATCTTCAACAGCTTCTTCTGTTAGTGCGAATGCCAAAGCAACCGTCTCGTGAGTATAACGAGAAGTATAACCTTCGTTAGCTGTATCAAATCTGACACCACTACCTTCTGATTTTACTTCAGCATTACCAAACCCAACGATCAAAGTTTCTTCTTCAAACGCTCTATCAGAACTCTCTGTATCAAAGATTTCTGTATGCTCTGCTTCATACCTAGCATATTCCATGCCGAACAAGGCATTTAAGCCTGGCTCTAGTTCTTTCGCTAATTGCGATCTATTAATTGCCATTATTAAACTCCTGTAGGATCAACATAGAAATGCTCATTAAACTTCACTATAACATTCACATTAGCTGAACCTGTAGTGCTATTATCTGGATCAGAAGAAAAGCCCATAATCCTAAAAGTCGCAGTTGTTGCGGCTGTTGTTCCAGATAGTTCTACTGCTGACATACCAGTTTTGGTAGATCCAGAAGTGTAAGAAATATCTGCATTTAAGCCTACATCAGTCTGCGCTGGAGAACCGGCACTCTGAATTTCAAATACAGCATTAGGGTCATCTACTACGAAAGCTACAATATCAGATGCTACAGTTCCATCGGGGAAAAAAGATTTGAATACAACATCACCGTTTGTATCGGTAAATTGACATCCTCTAAATACACCTATGGACTCATCACCGGCAGCAGCTACAAGTATAGTACCTGCATTGGTCATTTTAACTAAATCACCTGAAAAAATATTCCCTGAAGCACCAGAGGCAATTTTGTATTCTGTTAAACCGTTAGAAGTTACACCAGAACCTAATTTGCCTACTAATCTTGCTCCAAATGGGGCATCTTTATTAGCCATAATAAGTTACCTATATTATTTAAAATTAATAAATGATGGTCAACTTCGCTGACCACCTCCAAAAGTTACTTTGCTTGACCTCTCCGGGTTCAAGATTGGAGAGTTTGGATCTGATTCCCTTAAAAGATCATTATCTACAGCGTCTTGCTGTGTTTGCGCACGACCTTCAAAGTAGGAGTTTCTTTCTTCGCGCGTTTCATTAGGAATCTTAGCCAGCAGCAAACCGCCAACTGACACTACTCCTGCATGTTTACCGTCATCTAAGGTGGGAAGTTCGAATCCTTCTAACTCATCGGATCTGACAAGATCGAAACCTTCTCTTAGCCTTGATGTTACATTTTTTCTATCTTCACCGCCTGCAAGTTCGGCTCTAATCCACCTGTAAGTATAACCTTCAGGGGCAGGAGGAGTATCCAACATTGATGGTGGACTCCATGGTTTGCGAGCAACTTTTTTAGCTCGAGTGTCGGCAGAACGTGGTGTTCTGTTTATATCTTTTTTATCTTCTGTCATAGTTTTACCTTTTAACATATTTAGCGTACTCATCTAAGGGTACGTTTAATCTTTTAGCCATTTGTACTTCTGAGGGAGACAATTTAACTTGTCTTTTATTGGAACTGGTATTACCAGCTACCCTTCCCGCTGAAGCCACTTTTTGTTGAGGCTTAGATTTAACAGAAGATTCATTAAACTTCTGCGGGAATTCTTCACGAATTCTCTTATCAACCTCACTATAGTACTCTTCTGAACCAAGGTCAAACCCTTCATTTTCTAATTGTTTGTTGATTGCCATAGCACCCATAGTCATTACTTCGTCCTGACCAAACCATTCGTTATTTTCAACCCATTCTTTATCTCTTCCAACTAACTCTGGAACAACAGGTTGGTAAGTTTGATTCTGAAGGGCCTGGTTGGGATAGTAATTTTGATAATCAGTTTGCAGATCTTCTTGTTGCTCAATAACAACCTTAGATTCAGATACTTTATTTTCTTCTACGGCTATCTTTGCAAGAACCTCTTGAGCTTTTGCAACCTTGTCATAATCTGCAACTTCGTGTGCATTTTTTAAAGCCGCTAGTGCTTGAGCCTTTTGTGATTTAAGTCTGCTTTCTGCTTCATTAAGATAAGATTTATCTAAAGATGTAGATCTACTCT